AGGAACATTATATCACGGATTCAGCTTTCGGATTTCAAGTTTGATTATTTTGTCCGAACAACGGGGTACACTTCACCCCACCGGCCGCCGCTTTCGGCAGTGATTCGAGAGTGGCAGGATTTACAAAGAGCCATGAGGTTACTCTTCTCATTGCCGCCGCCCTTGGAGAGCGGGAGGATGTGGTGTATCTCTTCGGCAGGAGTGAGCTTACCTTGCTTCTCACATTCCTCACAGAGAGGATGCGACTTGATGTAACGGTCACGGATGCGTTTCCAGGCACGACCATATCGTTTGTTTGAGGCAGGGTCTCGTTCGTATTGGTTGTAATGTTTGTCCATTGCTTTTTGATGCTCGGCACAGTATTGCCCGCTGTCTGCAAGCCGACCGCAGCCGGGATAAGCGCAGGGACGTTTTGGTTTCTTAGGCATAAAACACCTCCTTTTAAGCATAAGAAAAGCCCTCGCAGGAGAATTTGCTCCCGTGAAGGCTGTTTCCTAATATTTCATACTACCATTATATAACTTACACTATGGACAAACAGTGTCAGCGTGTGCCATACTGTGCCAAAGTGTGCCAACTTTTTATTTTGGAATCTTTAAGTGATGCAAAGCTGATGAATGAAGTCTGTGAACAGTACGCATTGACACATTAAGGTTGACACAAATTTCTTCCCAGTTAAGAAAGTTGATGTAGCGGTAACGAAGCAGCAGTTTTTCGTCCACGTTCTCCATCCGGTTAACCGCCTCACGGATATCTGTCTTCAGCTTTACCAAGCGGTCGACCTCTTGCTGTATCTGTTTCTCCAAATCTACTATCCTAACCACATACTTTACAAAGGGCGGGTCAGTATTCTTTGTTCCGCTGACTTTTTCCTCAAGCACAGGAGACGAAATGCTTCTTGATAAATCCCTTAAACCCTGCAGTTCCTCAAGGTCAGAATTTATTAGTTCATTCAGCCGGTACGCCTGTTTCAGAAATTCCTTTGCTGTCATCGCACCACCTCCTCCTGTAGCTTTTGGATTAGCATCTCATGGTCAATGGAGGTTATGTCAGAGAAAAAACCGGAGCGAAAGAAACGCTCAACCTCACGTTTCGTATACAAAGCCGACTCATTATGAGGGTGTTTTGCCAATCTTTTCAGTGCAAAGCGGTAATCCTTAACTGCCTGCAGAACAATAGCATTTGCCAGCTTTTCATATGCATCCGTCATACGCTATCCCTCGCTTTCCCAAGATTTGCTTTGACCGCATTGATAAGGTCGGACTGTGTCTTTTCCTTTCGTTTCAAGGCTCTCATGACATCTTCGTCAATAGTGCCTTTGGTAATAATGTGATGTATAACCACCGTTTCATTTTGACCTTGTCTCCAAAGTCTCGCATTCATCTGCTGATACAGTTCCAGGCTCCAGGTAAGTCCAAACCAGATAAGGGTTGAACCCCCACTTTGCAAGTTGAGACCATGCCCTGCTGATGCCGGATGGATAACCGCAGCAGTTATATCACCGTTGTTCCAATCCTTTATATCCTTGGAAGTCTTGATTTCTCGAACTTTGAATCTTGCCTTAATACGCTCCAAATCATGATTATACCAATAGGCAATAAGCACAGGTTTGCCGTTTGTACCTTCGATTAAATCTTCAAGGGCATCCAGCTTGCGGTCATGAATAAAATGGGCTTTTTTATCCTCATCATAGACAGCGCCGTTAGCCATCTGCAGAAGCTTGCCTGAAAGGACTGCTGCATTCATAGCATCAATTTCTTCATCGGCAAGTGCAAGAACCATATCTTCACGAAAGCTGTCATATACCGACTGCTCTTTTTCACTTAAGTACACAGGTACTTCATTGATTACGCATTCCGGCATTTTCAGAAAATCCACTGACTTCATGGAAATCGTAATATCCGAAATGAGTCTGTATATTTCATCTTCTGCCCCAGGTAGCGGTTTATATGAAAACACAATCTGCTGATTTCTTTTATCCGGAGTAAAAAAAGAATTGCGGTAGTGAGTTATGTACCTGCCGAGTCTTTTACCCATGTCGAGGATACGAAACTCTGCCCACAAATCCATTAATCCGTTACTGGATGGTGTACCCGTAAGGCCAACAATACGCTTTACCTGGGGCCTTACTTTAAGCAAGCTTTTGAACCTTTTTGAACCATAGGACTTAAAGGATGAGAGTTCATCAATGACCACCATATCGTAATCAAATGAAATACCGCTTTTGTTTACCAACCAATCTACATTTTCCCTGTTTATAAGATAGATGCTTGCAGGTTTCCTAAGTGCTGCCAAACGCTCCTGCTCTGTACCGATTGCCATCGAAAACTTCAGCTCTTTTAAATGCTCCCACTTATTTATCTCAGCTGGCCAAGTATCCCTTGCTACCCGGAGTGGGGCAATGACCAGAACCTTTCCAATTTCGAAGCTGTCAAGGCACAAATCAAATATAGCAGTTAGTGTAATTACGCTCTTGCCAAGACCCATCTCTAAAAATACTGCGGCTATGGGATGCTCTAAAATGAATTTGGTCGCATAGATCTGATATTTATGAGGATTGTATTTCATCGAGTATCCCTCCAATCTGTTCATCATCGTCAATTACATAGCAAGCAAAGCCTAACTTCCGTAACTGCTTTATTCTTCTAATCTGCAGCTGACGAGGTTTCCCGCCAGGAGCCTTTAATTCTGCAAATGCCATCTTCCCATGTGGTAAAAGCAATAGTCGGTCTGGCATCCCATCTAAACCGGGACTAACAAACTTCGCCGCAATGCCTCCCATCTTTTTTACCGCCGTTACAAGCTTCTTTTCGATATATTTTTCAAGCATAAATACCTCCTATATAAAAGGCTCGGAACAAGAAAACAACTTTGACCTATTTTTCCTATACGCGCGCATATATGCGTATGCACAGGCTGCAATTTCTTCTTTTTGTCATTTGTTATTAAATAGATACTTCTTGTTCCACTTGTTCCAAACCGCCATTCTTTCTTGTTTTATCAACACTTGAGGGAGAACAAGACTGGGAACAACGCAGGGAACAGCCTATGCCTGTTCCTCACATCGGGAGTAGGCTCGCTGTTTTCCGTAGACAGGAAACATCACAACCCCATTCTTGTTCCCGGAGTACTTGTTCCATTCACTGATCTTTCTCATAATGGCTCCAATGGCATAGGAATCAGATGTTTTCATTGATGATGCATCTTTGCCAAAACACTCACACCAAATCTCCATATTGCAGACAAGGGTTCTTTTTACAGTTCCAACACGGGTGCCGCCGCCAAATTCGCTGCCGCCGAGGAAATTTCGACGCTCGTATAAAGACATTGTGTCCCAGTCATCCGGCAAAAGGGTATCCAGATAAGTGCGAACCAGACCCTCTCGTTCATCGGTTTCCATTGCATCAGCCTGCTCACTGATTGCTAAGTGCACATCATCACCTTCAAGGTAGAGTTTTTCACCCTTCTCATAAAGCACCAGCGTCTCTGCCCAAATCTGCTGTACTTCCTCTTTTGTCATCTGCCATGCTTTCTTTTTGCCGTTGCCGCTGATACGCACCGGCCAAAATCTTCTGTTGCCTGTAATATCACGAAGAAAGCCGCTCTCTGCATTGGTAGAACCCACAATCACACACTGACGGGGATGGCTTTCAACATTGACTCCATAGCTTGCACGGTACTTGTCATCAGACCTTGATATAAAGGACTTCACAACCTCCACATCGGTCTTACGCATTCCGGCAAGCTCACCAAGTTCCAGCATCCAATATCCCTGCAATTTTTCAGGACCGGCCTTATCCTTCATATCCGTAATGGTCAAACTGTCTGAAAACCAATCTCCGGCAAGTTTGGCAAAGAAGGTAGACTTGCCGATGCCTTGGGGACCGTTTAGGATAAGGACACTGTCAAACTTTGTACCAGGTCTATAAATACGGGCTACCGCCGCGGCCATTGTTTTGCGAATGACTGCTTTTGTATAGGAATTATCCGCTGCACCGAAATAATCGATGAGCAGATTTTCCACCCGGCTAATGCCATCCCATTTCGGCAGGGAGTTCAGATACTCCTTAATGGGATGGTAGGCTCTTTCTGCAGCTACTGCTAACACAGCATCCTTGGTCTTGGTGGGAGAATAAACTCCGTATTTACTGCTTAGGTACACCTTAAGCAGTGCGTTGTCTGAGTCATTCCAGCCAACCTTTATCTGTTCCCAGGGCAGACCGCCTTTGGCGTCAATGCCATCACGGTGGCAGTTGAAAGCAATATGCTGCAAATCCTTATCGTGCCTAATAATAAGGACGATATTGTCCAGTGTATCTTTTATTCGCCCTTGCTTATCCAGTTCCAAGCCTGTCTGCCAATCCTCATCGCTAAACTCCTCTTCAGCCTGAGCCTGTCTTTCCTTGGCAAACTCAGCTTTCACCGCTTCATCTTTTATAGCAAACTCGCACATTGCTGCAAAAGACGGCATTTTTCCAGGAGCTGCAGTCGCAGAAGCCTTATCATCTAAAGAACCAAATTTATGAATACGAACAAGGTCAAAGCCGTTGAGGAGTAGGCCGCTTGCCGGGTCAGTGGCATGGTGGCTGTATACAAATTTATCATCATAGATAATCACACCGGCACTGCTGTCAGCCGGGATATAGTCATAACGCCCTTCCATGGCAGATGGGGCATAAACTGCACCTAAGAATTTCTCAATTGCCTCTCGAACGGGGTAGGCACGGCAGAAAGCTCCTACCACACCTTCCTTTAAAAGCGGATCTGCCTGCTCTTTAAGACTGCGGTTAATAACTTCAGACTGCCTGCTTGATACCGGCCAAGTTGATGTATCATGCCAATTTTCATATTTAGAAAGATATATGTCAGGGTCAAGTAATGCTCCGTCCTGTTCCTCATAGACAAATTCGCCGTTAGAGGATGTGGATGGCCAATACATAAGGCGATGTGCTTCATATGTCGTATCATCGAAAAGATCAATACCGATTTCTTTTGCCACCATACGCCCAACAGCTGCATATTCTTCTTCACTGACTTCACGAACAAGCGGGATGATGAGCCTGAGTCTCGGATTTTCGGGAGTGTGCTTATGGGTGGAGTAGACACAGCATTTGAAATCAAAGAGCATCGTGATTTGCTCCCAAATATCCGGCTTGCCGTAATCCATATCAAGGGTAAGCAAAGAACGGCATAAAACATTGCCCTTCTTTCGTCTTCCTTCTTTTAGGTGCCCTCCGACAAAGCCGCCCACATCCTTGATATCATCCTGTCCGCCTCTTTTTAATTTCCGATACTCTTCTGCCGTTTCCGTGGTACGCTGTGTCGTCTTTACACGGGAGCAAAAATCCTCCCATGAAATATCTTTGTTTTTCCACTTCCTGTCCATCCGGCTGTTGCCAACTGAAATTTTCATAAACTTTCGACCTCCTCATACTCCGGACTAAAATATCTGACCGTCTGTCTGCGTTTTTTGGCTACTTCAATCTCCCTTGCCATACCGCTTGAGATGGTATTTCCAAGCACCCATACCTCAGAGCATTTTCCCATAAGTACGATATCCATAAATATAGCAAGTTCTCGTTCCTCTAAATTTTCATCATTCATAAACTGCGGAAACATAAGATGCGGAGCAATAGGGATACAGTTTTGCTCTAGGGCAAATCTGCAGAATGTGCAAGCTTTTTTCACGTTTCCTTCTATATCACCAGAATAGGGGGAACAGATATACACAAGGGGCTTGAAGGCAGATTTCTTTTCTGCCTTCTCCTCTCTAATAATGTTGGTCAGTGCTTCATGAGGAGTCGGGTCATAATACCCTTCCGAATTGTATTTGTTGATTCCCATTACACATCCTCCATTTCTATCTGCGGCAGAATACCATCTGCCTTCATCAGTTCGTAAATGAAGAGTCTGCCTTTTTGTGTCCAGTAGGTATGAACCTTTGTGTGCTGTTCCCCGTTACTGCCAAGGTAGCTGTGTGTCTTGGTGCTGGTATAGCCTTTTTCCGCATATTTCTGATATAAAAGCCATATGTCGCCCTGCTTAAACTGGATGCCTTTTTCATGAAGATAACGGTTCATCCAAATGGCTGACTTACCATAATCCTTGGCAATTGCCGATGTGGAAATAAGATCTTTGCAATTTAGCACCACATCGTAATAGGACGCCTTTGGCTTCATTTCTGTAATCTGCTGATTCTGAACAGCAATCGTACCTTCAAGCATTTTATTTTGATGTCTTACCTGGGTTAGCTGCTGATTTGCAAACTGTAATGCCCTCGCCATGATTGCTTCAGGGGAATTCCATTTCCTCTCAATTTCAAGAAAGTATTGACGGCACTGCTTCCCTTTTGGAGTACGCTGAATCATGCATAGCTCTTTTGCCATATCAATGGTCAGCTGATGATCTATGCTTGGTCTGCCTCCGGTACTTTCGCTCAAAAATGAGCTAAAGTCTGTACCTTCCAAAAATCCGTACTCACACATTCTTGGAAACCAGTCTTTATACGCTGTCTTTACTTCCAAAGCTTCGTGCAAATCACGGCCAAGCACGGTGGGGCGGTCATTTTCATATTTGATTCTTACTAATTCGTCCATACGAATTACCTCCTGTAATATAGTCAGAGAGGAAACCCCTCTACCTAATAGCCACAGGAGGTAATGAAAGTTGAGGATTTAAAAAATTAATTTAATCTTTTTTATAAAATTGGCACTCATAGCCATCGGCACTAAGCAATAGTCCTTTTGCCCAGGATGGAGTTCTTCCCATCTGTTCACAGACAGCAGAAAGGGACATCTTCATATCCGCCTCGATGATAATTTCATCATGTACATGAGCCACAATAAAGCAGTTCTTTAATGTCTGCATGGCATAACATAAAATATCGCGGCTGATTGCCTGAACAATATTTTCTACAAACTTGGGTCCGTAGCTTTCAATTCTTTCCCATTTCTTCGTTCCGCCGACACCTTCATAAGTAACAGCCTCACCGCCAAACACATTCTCTCCCATCCGAGGTTTCACATAGGCAAGCCGTCTGCCGGAAGGAAGGACAATAAAGAGCATCCCACTTTCATAGGTAAACTTGATACTGTGTGTTTCTGTGGGGATTTTCTGCTTAACACAGGTTTTCACGGCACGGTCAACATCCCACCAGAGTTTTGTGATATTGGGGTTGGACTGTCTCCAAGCTGTTACAAGAGCCTGCAGTTCATCTTCTTCAACTCCCATCTCCAAAGCGCCCATAGACTTTAATGCTCCAACAGACCCACCATAGCCAAGAGCGAGTTCGGCGATTTTTCCTTTCTGACGAAGATGTCCATTCACACCGTGTTTTTCAACAGGGACATGAAACATCTGAGATGCACTGGCACAGTAGATGTCACCACCCTTTTGGAATACCTCTGTTCTCCATTTTTCGCCTGCAAGCCAGGCGATGACGCGAGCCTCAATTGCTGAAAAGTCTGCAACTATGAATTTCATACCATCTTGCGGTATAAAAGCGGTACGGATAAGTTCCGATAATACCTCAGGTACAGAATCATATAAAAGTGTAAGGGCATCAAAATTTCCACTGCGTACTAAAGCGCGAGCCTGTTCCAAATCCGGCATATGGTTTTGAGGAAGGTTTTGTAATTGAATCAGCCTTCCTGAAAATCTGCCGGTTCTGTTGGCCCCGTAAAACTGAAACATCCCTCTGGCACGGCCGTCATGGCATACCGCATTTTCCATCGCCGTGTATTTCTTCACTGATGATTTGGCAAGCTGCTGACGAATCTCCAAAACAGTGCCTAGTGGTTCAGGTGCTGTCTTTAACATCTCTGCAACTGCCTTTTTACCAAGGGTATCTGTTTCTAGTCCATTATCAGCAAGCCAGTCTTTCATCTGCTGTACGGAGTTTGGATTCTCCAAGCTGGTTATATCCTGCATAAGAGCTGTCAGCTTTTCACGGGAATGCTCATCCATGGCAACAGCTTGTTTCACAAAGGTCATATCAACGGCAATACCATGATCATTGATTTCCTGATCAAGATGATATTCTTTCCATACATTTTCCGGCACTGGGAACTTGGATAATTTTTGCTGTATCTGTGCCTCTGCTTCTACGTCACGGAGATTGTATGCTTTAAATCGCTTCCATTTATCCATGTCATGTTCCGGCAGATTACGAACTCGGCCGCCATTTGATTTAGTAGGAGAACAAGGTGTACAGAAATATTTGATAAGATCTTTGCCCTCTGTCAACTTTTGCTTTTCCAATCCTAATACTGCACCGACACCTTCAAGGGATAATGGCAGTCCCATATATGCCGACCATATCATGGAGCATTTCCATGATAAAGGGTCAAGATATTCTGGAAGGTTAAGCCATTTTGATAGACAAACTCTCTCAAACATTGCATTGAATGCCCACTTGGTAACGGAATCGTCCATAAGAGCATTGATAATTTCGTCCGGGATTTCCTCACCACAAGCAAGGTCAACCACCTGCACTTCGCTGCCATCCACCGAATAACCAAATAGAAGAATTTCAAAATCATCACTCTCGGCATAACGATAAACCCCGGACTTCTGAAGATTGACACTTGAAAATGTTTCTATATCAATAGAAATAGATTTCATATATTAAATACCGTCCTTTCCAATGCAAACGAGGCGGCAGAAGAACATTCTCCGCCGCCTCGTCTGCATTCATTATTTAGCTGTTATGCCAAGAAATCATCATCTTCAACAGTGGTAAAATCGTCAGCTGCATTGGTTCTGCTGCCTAATGGCTCGCCGTCCTTAATCTTCTGGATATTGCCAAGTCCGCAGGCTACACCTTTGTTGCCATTAGAATTGAAAGCATAAAAATTTAAAGATACTCTTGCATAACAGCCGCTGTATACCTCATTGCGGTCTAGGATAGGCCTTACTGCTTTGTCTACAATCTGAGGAGCAGTATTGCTGTTGGCATTTATAAAATAATGACCTTTGTAAGCCTCATCCTCACGCTCCACATCACCATCTCTAAGAGGGAGCTTGATGGCAGCCTTATTCGGTTTCTTACCGCCGAATTTTGCAACACCCTCTTCAATTGCTGCATCTACTGCTGCATTGACTGCATTGATGGTTTCCTTATCTGTCTTAGGAATCAATACCGATACGCTGTACTTTTCTGCTCCGCCATTGATGGATACCGGTTCCCAGCCGTGAAAGTAGCTGAGACGCGTGTTTACACTTGTAACAACCTTAGTTCTGGTTTGATTATTCATATTCTAATTCCTCCGTTATTTCGTTAAATTCGTTTTTTACGTTTGATACGTTCATAGTCGGACGCTTATCCGAAAGTGGGACCAGAGTCGGCTTGCCCGGTGGTTTATATATGAGGTCACCGAGGATTTCCTCAAATTTTGTCCTTCCCATCAGCTTCTGCATTTCCGTAAGAGTAATGAGGTTCTGACGGTAGATATCCTTATAGCCGTTTGCTTTGGCTGCTTCAGCCACGGAATCTTCATCCTTATATTTGCGGACAGATCTGCCCTCGACTATCTTAAAACCATCCCACACTTTTCCATGATTGACTGCAGCATCCGTGGCATAAGCCATGATTTCATTTGCCCACTTCGTAATGTCAGATAGTTTGGATAAAACTTCCTCAATTTCAGAGTCTGTAAGCAGGGGCGGCAGTTTAAATTCCGATTGTGCCAGTTTCAGCTTTTCATCCGCTCTTGCACGGCATTTAACAGCTGCTCGGCAGAAGGTGCACCATTCACCCGGGAGATATTCACCTTCACCGTTATAGGCCATCTTTGCCTTTGGTCTCAGTTCATTTTCTGCCCAGTTTATTAATTCTTCTGCCGAGATAGTCCATGTGCTGATATTCTCTCTTCGTGGCTGGAAGATGGTCATGGAAACCTCCTCGATATCATACAGGCTATCGTAGATTTCCAAAGCACCAAGTGCATACAATTTCATCTGCGGATTTTCCACCGCGTCCACTAACACACCCATGCCATACTTAAAATCGATAATATGGAGTTTTTTATCAGCAATGATGATGCAGTCACCAGTTCCGAACCCCTGCGGCACATAGCAGGAAAAATCAAGATGCTGTTCAATAAGTACCAGCGGGTCTTTACAGCTTTGCTTTGCCAATGCAAGCTGCTCCAATACAAATTCCACATAGGCATCACTGTGTTCTTCCATTTCATCGGTGTTATAATCTGAAACGGGACGCTTGCTTCTCATATGAAGTGCCTTTTTAAGTTTATGTTCACAAAGAGCGTGGGCAGCTGTTCCTTCGGCTGCTGCACTGGTTTCGTTATCTTTAAACTCCAGTTCCAATCTTGCAGATGGAAGGCACTGGAGCCACCTATGCGACCCAGATGCTGAAAGTACTGCATGATCACTCATTGCCAAGTACCTCCGCATCTTTCAGCATATCTGCATAATGCTCCGGAGCTACTTCGCTTAATTTAGAACCGCCGTATTTTTTGATGATTTCTCTCACTTCTGCGGTAAGACCGGCTTGGCTCTTTTCAGCAAGCTTGGCTCTGACTTCCTCCAGTGTGATTTCTTTGTTCTTTGGCTCAGATTCTTTTGAAACTGCAGCAGGTTCTTCCGTTTCGGCAGGTTCATTGCCCGCCATTACATCTGCCACCGCCTGCAGGCTGTCTGCCAAAGAACGCATATCAGAAACCACATCAAGGAGTAACTTGATTTTACTCATGGCTTATTCCTCCTTCCTGAGTCTCACAGATGGCAAGTTCCTGTACGGTATCACCTGGAACAAGGATAGTCAGCTTCTGCTTATCACCAAGTAAGAAACGAAGGAAACGCTCCCTTATGGTGACATTGCGGCAAGTTACAATCCCGCCAGACTGTGGATGTTTTGAAACACTGATTTTTAAGCTGTGTTTCATGTTGTTCACCTCTCTCCGAGAGCGTTTATTTGCTGCCCTCTACCTTTTAGCCTTGGGAAGAGGGGAAAGTTGAGGATTTAGGGAAAACTTTTTTGAAATTCTTAATTGCAGTTTCCATACGGTGCGAAATGGCACTGACTGAAACACCTTCACGCTTCGCATAATCAGTTAAAGATATCTCATCTAAATAAATGGAAATAAGAAGTTCAGCCTGCTTTGGCTTCAATGTCTTGCGAATAATATCACGTATGTACTCATAGTCAGCTTTCCTATTGCGGGCATCTTCATCAGAATTGTCGGGGAAATAGTCCATATGATCCGTTTCGTCCTCAGTCTCATCATCTTTGCGGAACTTTTTCTTAGGCATTCCACGATAACGGTCAAATTTGTGCCAGTTGTTGTACTCCGGTTTATTAAACTGCTCATCAATAATTGCTTGGACAGAACGGCGAGCCACAGTTTCTTTGTCCTCAGCAGAAGATAGCCTGTCTTCATAATCTGCGTCAATCATTATGGTGCAGTCCTCATCCGGTACCTCCAGATAGGTAGGTTTGTTGTCATACAGAATTCTAATTTTCATTTTGCATTGCATCCTTTCCGCCGGACTGCATTGGCAGCAAAGGATACAAAAATAGGTCCGTGCCAGAAGTACACAGACCCTTTTATCCTGAAAATGAGCGCAACAAGGGAAGGTACTTCTATTGCACCGCCACAGTCCTTGCAGACTGGAGCGAGACAATATGTATCCTTTGCCTTATTGCAAATCAGGCATTTGATATTTTTTTGTAGACGGGGAGCGGTCGAATTTAGCTGCTTATGAAGAACCTTTCCTTCGTCTAAAATTATTGTAAGTGAAAAAAGGACAACCAGGACGGACACCTCATGTCCGCTTTTTTAAGGCCAAAACCACTATTTTTCTATGAAGAATAGTGAAAAAAGCATAAAAAAGAGCCATACACAAACCCTTTTAGTAGGATTCATGTATGGCTCATATAGATATAGCTATAAAAAAAACGGACATCCCGTGTCCGCTTTTTCAAAAATGTTTTGAACTTTTATAATGGGTCTGCACCGTGTTCTTGTAAAAAGTTTCTAATCTCATCCATTGGCTTTGCATAAAGATGGGTAAGTGCAAGCCTATACCATATATGACTATTATTGTTGTAATTCAGTGAGAATGGTGAGTTCTTAATAATATGATTGCTGATTTCCGGTGGGAGATGAAGTCCAAGGCAAATTAAAAGGATGGAATTAAGCGACCCTTGATTTTCCCCATTGACAATTCGACTTATCGTTTTGGAACTCAGCATTGTTCTCTTCTCTAATTCTACAAAGGTAACGTTCTTCCAATCAATTACAATTTCAAGGGATTTTGTAAAACTGTTAGGAAGTTCATTGTAGACTCGCATTTCATCCGCTAATGTGTCAGCTAGTATTTGGGCTTTCCTTTCCGGGGCCGCATACTCAAAACCGTTACAATACTTTATGTCAAAATCAATATTTGATGATTTGTCACGGTTGAGGAAGCACTCACTGTGGTATCTTTCTTTACAGCCTGACTTGATTGATAAATCGAAAACCAAACAGCATTCTTCCATATTGTTTCGTGCAAAATTGGTTAATGCCATAGCCCCATTTTCATCCTGGGTCAAATACCTTGGATGATTTAGAACAAAGTGAGAATCAACGTATAGATAGCTGCCGTCTCTTACCAAATCAGCCATTGCTGGATTGGCTATGCTTTGAATTGCAGCATCCTCTGCACCAATCGAAAACGTCTGATTCCTTTGGAGTGTCCCTTTCCTAAACTTATGTGGCTTTACATAATGACCGTCTATGTAGGTAAAGGTACCAATAGCTTCCTCATATCCTGCATCAATCATGCGAATTTTAGCTGCGGTACGAGAGACACAGAAAAATGCAGCCAGAGCATCAATCACTGGTTCCATAATATCTATAAGTTCAAACGTTCCAAGTTCTGCACGAAACTGCTTAATAAACTCAAATGCCTTTGTCTTAAACGTTGAAATAGGCATTTGAATCCTTGGTGCGAGAGCATTTGCCTGCCATTCCATCCAATCAGTCGCATCTCTGTTATTGTCTTTTATACCGCCTACTACCTGGCACTTGATTCGCGTGGCATTGCTGTTATACAACCGTTCCAGTTCAAATGCTTTTCTGTGCTGATCCCAATGAACACACTCATGCACAATGGTGTTATTGACTGATCCAAGATTACGAAGGAAGTACGCTTTTGGATCCACGAAGATGGTACGGGCATCCACATGAGCCTGTACCATTTCATCACTGTCTTCATCGTAAAATTCTGCATCACAGTCATGAAAGTATATCTGTCCAAAAACAGAGAAATCCTTTGTAATCTCTCTCATTTTCACTGCAAGGCCCATCTTTTCTGCCAGCACTTGTGGTTCAATTGCCATTGGGGTTTTTAATGCTTCTGGGTAATGTCTGCGTAGGAAGTCTGCAGCAACGAATTCAAGCTGCTCCTTATTAATGATGGGTACAAGAGAGTCCGACATAGGTTTTGGCTGTTTATTTTTGCTGGTATACTCTGTTACACTGGAGATTGTAAAATCATCCAAATTGCAGTCCAAATCTCCGGAGCACTTCAACATAAACCACTGCCTGCAATTTTCCGATTCATCATAGTGATAATCTGACTCCCGAACCTCTAGTTCAGCTTCAACAGCAACATCAAATTCTATTTTCATATCCGGCAAATCATTAACAGAAACAAACTTTACTTCTATATCTGACAATTCTATGCCGCCAATGTTTCGAACTTTGTATAACCGTAAGTCTAAATTCTCGTAGTTCTCTGCAGTATAGCTTTGTATGGCTGCAAATAATTCATTATAGAATGTATCTGCCACATAATCTTTAAATGAACGATTACCCGCCAAGACACTCCCCCCCCATTCATATAGAAAATATCTTAATGAATTTCCTTTATTGTAAATATTAGTTCATAGGTAAATTATAACATACATCATAGCTATCTCAATATTTATTTTGCATTCGTGAATTTTAATTGTCCCCTCACTAATTTTGTGATAAACTTTATTTAATAACTAAGGCGAGGTGACATTATGTCCATAAGTTATAAAAAGCTTTGGAAACTTCTTATAGACAGAGACATGAAAAAGAAAGACTTGAGGGAAGCCGCAGGTATTAGTACAGCCTCAATGGCTAAGCTTGGCAAAAATGAAAATGTTAATACTGAAATTCTAATAAAAGTATGTAAGGCTCTTAGCTGTGACATTTCAGATATAATGGAGATTGTAGAAACTAAGGAAACCACATCAAGTGTAAAGGAGTAATCGAATGAAACTGTTATATTCAAATATCCTGCCCCTTGCTACATTAGAGGGCCAAGATACAATTATTGACTGTTTTAATGAACAAATCGCAAAATCGGACCGGGTTGAAATTGCGGTTGGATACATCTCTCGTGCTTCCTTGGAAGAACTGGACCACCTGGTCGAAGAACACAATATATCTAGTATATGCCTTACTATTGGTATGTACTTCATTGAAGGTATGCCAGAAGGATCCTTCAATGAAGCTTTACAACTGAACAAAAAATGGAGAGAGTCAGGCATTGGTGAAATTAGGATTGTAAAGGCATTTAAGTACCATGGTAAATTATACTGTTTCTATAAAGATGGACAACCTTTTTCAGCTATCATTGGTTCTGCAAACTTAGGTGTAATCAAATTAGATGCCAATAACCGCCGACAGTATGAAATCTCATCAATTACTGATGATGCTGCTGAATGCAGAGAAATTGCAGATTTTATAGAGAGACTAAAAATACAGAATTGCTCAGATAATATTGCCAGCATAACAGGAATGCCAATAATCAGGGAGGTTAACACATCACTTAGTGGCATTGATATGGTAACACAAATTCCCCAAACTGGTGTACAGCTTTATGCACAGCATAAAACAGGTATTTCATTTGTTCTGCCGATAAAAGTTCCTGCTTATGATGAGCGGCACATGGACGATGGCAAGCATTTTACGAAATCAAATATTAATGTCAGCTATGCCGCACCGAGAAGCAAGAGAAAATCCCGTGATTGGTATGAGACCCAGCTGACCGTGAGCAAAGAAATAACTCGCTCCGAGGGATATCCTGAAAAGAACAAGACTTTCTTTGTTGTTACCGATGACGGCTATTGGTTTAAGGCTCATACTACAAGTGATGGAAATAAACAGTTCAGTGCTGTTGGCGATGAACTTATTCTTGGCCGTTGGATTAAGGGCAGGCTTGCGGCTGCAGGACTTGTAACGCCTGTGAATGATACCCAAGCTGATACAGACCGTAAGGGCATGATTACGAAAGAAATGTTGCAAGCATATGGCTGCGATAGTCTTGTGCTTTCTAAAACCGACCAGAAAGCATTGGACGAAGACGGCTCTGAACTTGATGTATGGGTTTTATCATTTGAAACAACTGCTAACGAATGAGAGGTGCGGCTATGCAATACTTAAAAACATACCTTCAAAAGATTACAGACCGAGGCAATGTAAAATTAGCGGAGTCCATTTTAAAAACTGCTGAAGATGTTGGAAATCAGCATATTCGCAATTTTTCATTTACAAGTCATGAGATTGGTCTGTTGTTTGGCAATGTACAATCTGGAAAAACTGGTCAGATGTTTGGCATCATGTGCAAAGCCGCAGACTTAGGTTTTCCTGCGTTTATCTTACTCACTACGGATAATGTTGCTTTACAGCAGCAAACCTTGGAACGTGTCAAAGACGATTTAGACGGTTTCTGTATTTGCGGTGAAAATGACTCAAGGCTGTTTGTTGAGAATAGCCTTGTCAAGCCAGCGATTGTCGTTTTAAAGAAAAATTCAAGAATGCTGAGACTGTGGGCAAATGTATTTAATTCCACGGGCTTCATGAAGGGAAATCCTCTCTTCATAGTTGACGACGAGGCAGATGCCGCTTCCTTGAATACACTTGTAAACCGAAATGGTCAGTCATCAATTAATAGGTATTTGGATTCTATAAAGAATGGTGCATCAAGCAGTTTATATATGCAGGTTACCGGTACTCCCCAGGCAATCTTACTACAGACACTTGCTTCCGGGTGGCATCCATATTTTACATATTACTTCCGTCCCGGCGATGGCTATTTAGGCGGGGACTTTTTCTTCCCGACAAGCGGTAAACCTGAATGCATTGATTATCTTGAATCAATCAAACGACCGACAAGAAGTGTTGTTATACGCCATCTTGCTGTTTCTGCTCAGATTTTAGCATCTAACGGCAAAGTATCAAATTGCCTTATACATCCGAGTGTACGTCAAGCTGTTCACCAGCGCTTTGCTGACGACGTCACAAAAGAACTAAATTGGTGTATTGAACATATCAATGATGAATTCATCACAGAATTACAAACCCACTATGATGCTTTAGCACCCAACAAAAGCGAGAAACTTCCGTTTGATGTTATCTATAAAACTGCTAAGAACTTGATGGAAAACAAATGTATAAAAATTCTTGTTATGAATGGCAAGACTGATGTTGAGAGTCCCGAATATGCAGCAGGCTGTAATTTTATCATCGGCGGAAACACTCTGGGCCGAGGTGTAACTTTTCCAGGGCTGCAGACAATTTACTATACAAGAACAAGCAAAAAGCCTCAGGCTGACACTATGTGGCAGCATAGCCGGATGTTCGGTTATGACAGAGACCCTGGCATGATGAAGATATTTATAGATGAACAACTTTATAAACTATTTGCAGATATTAATGCTACTAACAATGCCATCATTGCTCAAGTAGAGCAAGGAATTGATAATATTAAAATCTATTATCCGGTTGGATTGAATCCAACTAGAAGGAATGTTCTTGACAACAAACGAGTCAATATTCTCTCTGGTGGAACAAACTATTATCCGTTCTATCCAGATAATGACTCTATAGAGGATATATCAAAACTATTGGAGCCTTTCTCTGATGATGAACCTTATTACCAAGTAAATTTGAGACTGATTAAGAAAATTTTGACCCATATTATTGCCAGTCCGGATTTTAAGTTGGACGCATTCCTTTCTGTCATTGACACATTTCTTTCAGAGCAGCCTGCGGGACAGGGTATTTTGATAGTTAGAAGAGAAAGAAATGTAGCACAAGGCACGGGTGCATTATTGTCTCCAAACGACTGGAAACTTGGCGGCACTTTCCCCAACAAAGTTGTCCTTACCATGTATCAAGTAACTGGTACTAAGGGATGGGGCGGAAAAGCTCTCTGGGTGCCAAATATTAAACTTCCTCATGATACAATGTATTATGATGTGTGTGAAGATAATACAGAAGCATAGGAGGACAAGCATGGATGTTTACCAATAATATAGCACAAAGGATTTTATTTGCTCCTCCACTCCGAGGAGCAGATACTTTATTAATATTAAGTGGATATGCTACTCCTAATATGGCATCGTGGCTAATTAAGAATTTTCAGGAGCAAAATATGCACCTTGTCAATATTTCACTGCTTATAGGCATGGTACCTTATGATGGGTTAAGTGTTCCTATACACGAGGGCTTTAAGGAACTCCATGGCAAGGCATACCCAAATGCCGTGGATAGCTTTTCCTGCAGTTATGTTTGCGAAAACCCTCCGGTTCATGCAAATTTGTATATTTGGTTAAAAGGTGAATTGCCAATGCAGGCATATACAGGTTCTGCTGATTTTGTGCAGAATGCATTTATTCCATCTCGAAAAGAAATCATGGAATGCTGTGATCCAGAAGAAGCATATAAATTTTTTCAGGAAGTTGAGGCAAATTCCATCTATTGTAACCATGCAGAGGTCGAAGATCATATCGTTCTCCGTCCAACACATCAAATTCTAGATGCTGAAAATAAGCCAATAACCACTTTGGCTGGAGAAGGTATTATTTCCACAACACTGTCTCTTCTTACAAATAGAGATGATATTGGAGAAAGGTCCGGTTTAAATTGGGGACAACGCAAGGGCAGAAATAAAAACCAAGCATATATCCATCTTCCTGCAAAAATTGCAAGAAGTGGTTTCTTCCCGCTTGATAAACAGCATTTTACTGTTGTTACAGACGACGGTCACACGCTTCTTTTAAGGGTCGAGCAGCAAAACAACAAGGCAATTACAACACCTCTTAGCAATGCTCAGCTTGGAGAATACTTCCGAAACCGTTTAGGCCTTGGAAATGGTGCATTCGTAACAAAGCAAGATTTACTGAACTATGGAAGAACGGATGTTACTTTTTACAAAATTGATGACGAAACATTTTATATGGATTTTTCTCATCATCCATCTGTGTGAGGGGGAATTTCATTTGTCAGATAATCATTCCAAAGAAATTCGAAGCATGAATATGTCACATATCCGAAGCACAAATTCTAAGCCGGAAGAAATTGTTCGGAAGTACCTGTTTTCCCGCGGTCTGCGATACAGAAAAAATGTACGCACTCTTCCTGGCTGCCCCGATGTGGTCCTGCCCAAATACAAAACTGTAATATTTGTAAATGGGTGCTTTTGGCATCATCATGACTGTGGTCGTTTTGTATGGCCGTCAACCAATGAAGAATATTGGCATAATAAAATTGACAGAAATATCAAGCGTGACAAAAAGAATACCAAACTGCTCGAAGAACAGGGATGGAACGTTCTTGTTATTTGGGAATGTCAGCTAAAAAAGTCTGTTGCCGAATCGAATTTGAACGCACTGTACAACAGCATTACTGCACAGCAAAAATAAAAAACAGCAAAGTGTAAGTCTTTTCAAACTTACTGCTTTGCTGTTTTTTACTCATTGATATTTGGTTCTGTTGATTCATAAGGAATTCCGGCAAAACTTCTCAGTATTGCTTCAAAGATAATTTGTGCTCCTCTGCTTGGAACAGCCATACCAATTTGTTTTCTGACACTTTCCTTGCTTCCAATAAATCTGTAGGTATCCGGAAAGGTCTGAAGTCTTGCCCGCTCTCTATTAGTCAAGGCTCGTGGCTCTTCCCAATGATATATATGTGTCCCGCCTCCGCCGCTTCCGGTTACTGTATAAGATGGCTTAGTAGGATCAAGGCGCTTATAAATCTGGCTTATTCTTGCACCCGTTATATTAAGCTGGAGGTCTTCCGGCAAATCAGCTGTAAAAGCATTCTGCCCGGGAAGAATATGCTGCAGTCTTCTAACAACGGTTGCCGATTGCTTCGTTAATTCATTGTTATATGCATCCCTTGGAATAGGAGGATTTTCTATTGCGTTTCTGCAGGTATTATCAATTCCGGCATAAGGTGCTGTTGATGGAACTCTAAATTCAATATTGATATCATTACGTATACCAACAATTATCAAACGGTGTCTTGCCTGAGGTATTCCATACTCCTCAAACTTATACAGATGAGGTGTAATCGTATAGCCAGCCCCTCTCAGTTCATTTAGAATCTTAGTAAAGGCCTTACCATCATTTGCGTTTCTAAGTCCGCCTACATTCTCTGCTAAAAACCACTGTGGCTTAAAGGTTTTTAAAGCTTTGACGCCATATGAATATAAGGGACCATATACCCCATCCATACCTTTTTGTTCACCAACAACACTATAATCATTGCAAGGGAAACCAAACGCCAATGCGTCAATCGGGGCTAATTTGGACATATCAAATTTACGAATATCCTCATGGTAAACGGTATTAGGTGCATCGGGGCAAATATTTAATCTATAAGTTTCACAGGTATCCGCATCATAATCATTTGCCCATTGATGTACAATTCCAAAATCGTCATTATTTATATCTGCATTTATGGCTCCCCAAGCAATCCCGCCCGGACCACAGAACAATTCTCCAAGCCTATAAATCATATCTCATCAACCTTCCTTTTTCTGTTGAGAAAATCGATTTGTGCTTGGATGTATTGCATTTCTTCACCATCAAGGGAAGAAACCCCTTGAAACACAAACTGATATTCTTTAATATCTTCTTCACTCAAGTAACCTGCTAACTCATAGAGCGGTATCAAATGAATGTTATATAAATTTGCAAGTTTTTTTAAATCATCGGGAGTATAATCAATCTGCCCTCTTTCCATCTTGCTAAGTCTTGAATCTGTTATACCGGTTATTTCATATACCTTTTTGAGGCTCAAACCGCTTTTTTCACGACTTTCTTTCAATCGATCGCCTAACTCAGACATTCTATCACCTCTACAGTAGGATAACATATTCGCTGCGAATAATCAAGACTTTTTTAACATTTGCTGCATGTCTGCAGCATTACACTAATAGTTTACAAATCTCCCTAATGGAAATTATTCAAGTCTGAAAGCCAAAGTATCTCTTTTTATTCACAAATTTCGACACAGACATTTCGGCCTATCTGTCATCTATTCTATCTCCTCAACCCTATGAAGTTATCTAATCTGTCTACTCAACCCTACGTACATTTTTGCGGTCGACTTGTTTCCTCAATAAATAAAAACAAGGCTTTTCGAGGTTAAAAGTATCTGCTCAACAACTGGCAGAAAACCTTCCAACCTCGAAAAGCCTTTATTCATCAGTGTTCAGAGTATTCCTTATTTCTCCATCCTTGACATCAATACAACACACTCAACGTGGCTTGAGAAAAGCACCTGAATGTCTGGTTCCCGGACACATTTCCGTTCGTTTGCGGAAACTGCTCAATGCCGAAAAACGGCGTTTTTACAGGTGCTCTCAGTATGCGGGAATATGTCCAGGTGCTATTTCTACCTATATTACGGCGGGCAGGAGGGATGCCATCGTCTCAACCTGCTCCTCTGCAGTTCATCAAGCCATTATCAAGGTCTCAACCCCAGCTGCCGCTAACTTGGTCGGCATCTTGGTCGCTTAACTTGGTCGGTCAGCGATCAAGTTATTGCTGACCTACTGCTGCCTGAACCGGTATTTCCCTTTGCCGAATCCGGAAACTGGCTCAGTGATACCCTGTTCTGCCATTTCCTTCAAAAGCTCAGAAGCCCTTGACGCTTTCATATCAAGCACGCGCATGACATCCGACCGTCCAAAGATCGTCTGACCTTGAAATTCTTCGCGAAGTTTCAGGATATGCTCCGTCGTTTTAGCTGTAAATCTATTGTCAATATCCGCTTTTAGAGCCTCAATGTCCGATTTTCCATCTTGAATGTCCGGTTTTTCCGTTTCAATGTCCGGTTTTTCCGTTTCCTTGAACGCTCCGCTGATATGCAATGTCCGGTTGTGAAGCGGATTGTGCTCGCCAAGCAGGAGGTTCCTTAAAAACAGTTCCAGATATTCCGTCGTCTCATGGATGCCTTTTGTGAAGTCATTGTAGTTAGCGCGAACAAGCGAATTGCGGAAATACCACGCATTTTCAGCGAAGATGTCATTCGTTACGTCAAAACCGAGAGTCCGCAAATACTTGATGAAGAACACCGCCGTGGTCCTGGTATTACCTTCACCGAAAGCATGAATCTGCCAGAGCCTTGAAACGAAAAACGCAAGATGTCGGGTGATCTCATCCATGGAAAGACCCCGATATGAAAACTTCCGCTCCTCGGAAAAATCATACTCCAATGTCGCTCCGAGCTCAGTCGCACTGCCATAAAGCACCGTCGCTCCGTCGAGCACCCATTCCTTCTTCGTGATGTTATAATCACGAATGCGGCCAGCATGTGGATAGATGCCCGTAAACAATCTTCTGTGAATTGACAGGTACTCATTCGGTGTAAAACTGAATGCCTGCTCGGACAATATCTCTGCGATTCTGGCAGAAACCTTGTCAGCCTCTTCCGTGCGGTCACCTGCATCACGGGATGGATTCTCCTTGTAATAGCTCTGCAGAAGCGCATTCGCTTCTTTGAAAGAAATCTCTCCCTCGATATTGCGAACCGCAGTATGCATCAGATAATCAGATGTCTTCAGGCCATCAACTGCCTGAAGTCCGATGGCCGTATGCCATGCATAGCCCTTATCCCGCTTATCCGGTTCGGACTCCTTGATATATTCCTTGAAAGGGTCTTTATCCATCCGCGCTCACCTTCCTTTTTCCTATTTCAACTGACACTGCGACACTCATCGTTAAAAAAGTCAAGCTGCGCATGACATCTAATCCCGACACTCGCGCCGTATCTATCTTCACTCCGACTTTGATACAATCGCAGTATGTAGACCCCCGCACAGGAATGTGCGAGAAAGCCTGAAATAAAGGGATTCCGGCACTCATGGCTTTCCGAACCGCTGCCTGATTACAGCCAAAAGGAAGGAACGATGTCCTTACCGCTGTTGTTGTTCCTGGCATTTTGCACCCCTCCTTCCTGTGAGATGTTATAATCGTTAAAATGTATAGCTATCGTTAAAAGGTGTTAATTCGTTAAATCGTTTATTGCCTGATGCTTATCCCAAAATGGTCCTTCACAATCTTATTCAACTGATTCTGAATTTCCGAAAACTCCTGATTCAAATCAAGTGTTTTGACCGATATCTGGTTACCGCTCATCTGATAAACATTGTCGGGGACAAGATCTTCATCCGTCTTTGCATACAGAAGCATCCCGGACACCTTATGTCCGGTGCCTTGTAACTCAGCTTCCTTATTCTTCACATAGGTGAAGATCTGATACATGTTGCCGGAATGCAGTGTCTTCACATCGAAGTTTGTCTGCAACGTCCGCTCATAATACTTGGCATCGATGATAAGTGTCTGGTTCCCATAAGTCAGTGTAATGTCCGTTTGCATAACCGGGAGCAATGCATCATACCCATCATCAAGCTGCCACGGAATCTGAAGTGCCCGCGAAGAGAATCCTTTCAGCCGCTGGCCGAATTCCTGTGCATAGTATTCCAGAATGAACTTTTCATAAAGTCTGCTCATCCGCTGCTCGTCTACGAAACTTGCGAGCCGATACTCACCGCTCTCCGTTGTCAGAAGTGAGCCCTCTATCAGCAGTTGACAAATAGCAAGCAGCAGTTGATAAGTACGGTTATTCCTCTGGAATCGAATATCCGACCAGCGGATATGTTGTAGTTCGATCTGGTCCACTTCCGAGAAAAGAAGCATTTCTTTTTTCAGCTCAGCCTTGTACTTTTCCTGCACATCCTTCTGACGCAGAAGAAGGAAAACCGTTGATTTCAGAATCTGATTGAGCAGGTTGTTTTCCGAGAGCTCGTCATAATCACAGGTTACGATCATCCGATGCTCCAGCCTGTTTTTTATCGTTCCCGGCATGTCAATCTTGCCTCGGACGACCGGCAGGTTTTCTACGCGGTTGATGTATTCCCGATAGAGTCCCTGCTTCAACTGCAGCCCGATACCTTTTGCCAGAATTGCAGCAAACAGGTTATGAATGTTATCGAACGACTCCTTCTGGATATCGTCGTAGACGGACTCCTTCAGTGTGGTAAATGCGTAGGACAGCATATAATAGATGTTCTTTATGAATATGCTTTTATCCTTTGTCATTGAAATACTCCGTGCAGGATGTTGTCCCAGCGCTGTACCTTACTGTCGTCATCGAACCAGTATTCCTGCAACATCGGAAGGATGTCGTAATCCACGACCGACTGCATCCACTCATCCGTGCAGGTTTCCTTCGTCCTGCCGCAGAAATAGCTGTGGCCAATACAGAAACCTTTTCCGAGCGACTTGTCCCGGCTGATTTCTTCATTCAGTTCGATGACCTTCTTTATCAGTTCATCGAATGTATCGTTCTCCAGCGTCTGCTGATAGTCGCTGAATCCTTTTGACTCGAATCCCGGATCAATCTCGAAGAAGCTGAACCGCCGCCGCAGGGCATAGTCGATCATCGCAAGGCTCCGGTCTGCCGTATTCATCATGCCGATGATGTAGAGATTTTCCGGTACAGTAAAAGGCATGCCATTATAAGCGAGCGTAGCTTTCGTGCCACGGTAATCCTTCTCGATTAACATCAGCAGCTCACCGAAAATCTTACTAAGATTACCTCGGTTAATCTCGTCAATGATAAAGAAGAACTTCTTGTCCGGTTGATTCTCTGCCTTTTTGCAGAAGCGATAAAACACGCCGTACTTCAATTCAAAACTGTCTCCGGACGGCTTGTAGCCCATCATGAAATCCTCATAGGAATAATTCTGATGGAACTGCACAAACTCGATGCGGTTATCATCCTTTTTTCCCATGAGAGAATATGCCAGACGCTTGGCGGCGAATGTCTTACCAACACCCGGTGCACCCTGCAGTATGATGTTCATCTTGTTCAAAAGCACGCCGGAAAGCCTGTCGTATTTCTCCTCGGTCATATAGACCTCAGACAGAAAAGCATCCTTTGTGTAAGGCGGAATCTTAACTTCGGTATTGAGAGGATTCTCATCACGAATCATGTCCATGATGAATTCGTATTCGCCCTTGGTAAGCTTGAAGAAGCTGCCGTTTGGATTCTGGAAGAACTCCATTTTTTCAAGCTCTGGGCATTCCTTCAGTGTTTGGTAATCAATCGGATTTGCGAGAGATTCTGTCTTTTCAAAATAGATTTTCTGTCCATCATTTGCCGCACTGACCTTTACAAGAGCAACGACCTGCTTGACAGGATTGGATTCATATCCGATGACAAGATCGCCCGCCTTTGCATCGATGAAATTCTGAAACACACGGCGCTTATTTCCGTTTTCGTTAAAGAGCGTGTAGTCCTGAACTTCACCAACCTGCAGATCCGAAAAGCTCCAGATCTTCGGGTTAGCATTCAGCCACCAGTATCCATGTTCTTCCTCGCCGTCTTCCGACTTTGCGTAAAGATCGACATCCTTCCAATCGACCTGATCCAGAGCTTCAGAAAGTTCGCCCCGGAGTTTCCAGATATAGCCGCCATCCTCATCTTTTGTAGCATGCCTGCCAACATAAAGGACCGGCCACCATCTGGAATTATCTGAATCACGTGGCATGACCGGACAGCCAGTCTTCTCGACCACTCGTTTTGCCAGTCCGACTGACCCAGCATTATAAAAGTTCTTACTTTCTCCGTATTTCACCGCAAGCTGAGTACAGGTGGCCTCACCGCCATAGTCCTTGAACCGCCTCATGATTTCAAGGCTGCTTTGTGTGAATACATCTTTATCATTTAAGAGAGCAATCCATTCCTGAACCGTTATTCCAGGCGAATATTCTTCCTGAGAAGGGAACCACTCGTTGTCGGAGGAAACGCTATCTCCTTTTTTTGAATACTCCCTTGAAATGTAAAATCCAACATCGAAGGTCAGCGTTTTCAGTTCCGGATCAGGATAGCAATCTGCGGTCAACTGGCTTCGGAATAAGTTCACCAGTTCTGTGTCCTGCTTCAGTTCTTCACAGATTTCATCATAGAACTTGAAGAAGTTTCGAATGTTGTCGGCGTAGGCTCCTTTTTTGAATCGGTAATCACTCTCAAGTTCATCAGATACCGATTTGACTTCACCAAATTTATAAACATAGTACTTGTCCGGATAGCGTAACCACAGGTATACACTAATCGCATTTTCGTATTGATAATGCTGTGCAGCTCCATTCCCATATTTTTCGAGTAAGATGGATGATTTCATTTTGAAGCTGTTGATGCGCTCATAAACGTCCTTGCTTTCATCAAATAACTCGATATACATCGCCCGGACTTCTTCCGGTGCAGTCTTGGCAAAGCCGATGATCATTCGTGCCGGGAAGTTATTCATCGAGGCCAGCAGGTTGTATGTCTTGGAAAGAGAACGGCTGAGCATATCCGCGAAATCCTCCGCTTTGACATCCCAGTTATCCTGAAAGCATTTAACAGCTTCCCATTTGTATTTTTCGTCTTTCCAGTGCTTTGGAAGGAAGTCCTTCTTGTACTGGATGAGTACTTCTTTCAAACGAAACTTATCAAACATTCTTGCATCCTCCGCAACACGTTATTAACAGAATAATAAGCTCACCATTCCTTAACCGTTAGGAACCCTTTCTCGATTGCATCCGGGAACAAGAATGTCCTATTTGCCACGTCAAAAGAGACCATGACTTTGCCGGATTTGATTCCGGTTACTTTTCCTTCGCCATACTTCTTGTGTGTCACAATAGTTCCGACGCGGAACTTAGACAGGTCGACTTCCTTAAACTTCGGCTCTGCCTTATACGGCGTCGAACCCTCGGCCACATGAGAGCCTCTCTGCAGTTCCGGAACAGGATATCCCTGGTTGATTGGCACCACCTTCGGCTTAGCTGGCTCTGGCTTCGGCCTTAATATCGGTTGCTCAATGATAACGGTCTTCTTGAACGGATTCTCCTGCATGGACGCTGTCTGAGCTGATGCCATGTCCTTGTATTCGTCCTTGGAAATAACAGTACTGAACAAGCCGACATCCTCGTCCTCAGCATGTTTACTGATTCCGGTGTATTCCAGCGAAGCGTCTTCATATCGTTTGAAGTTGTAAACTGCACTGTTCATGAGCGAGTCATTGAATATCCCAAGTGATACGAGCAGCTCAAAATCCTCGACAGTTAGACCAGTGACCTTCTTGAACAAGCCCGGCTCAAACTGAGTGATGACATCCTTCAGGCTGTATTCACGGAAATCGGTCAGGTACATGAAGATCGGGATTCTCGTCGCAAACTTGATGAGTTTTTCCTGTATCTCTTTACGCTTGCTCTTGTATTCTTTCTCCTCCTGCGACAGCTCCTTCTTTTCCTTTGGAGTCATGTCGTCACCTTTTTCGGCTTTAGTCTTCTTGACTGCGTTCGACTTGTTTATGATCGTCTCAATGTCCTTATTCAGGCTTCGGAAGCCTTCAATGTTCATGATTGCTTTCATAGCATCATCGTTATCGAGAAGACGCTGCAGTGTCTCGTTATCCACATTGACAAGCAGAGCAGATTCCCAGCGCCTTGCGAGAAGCGTCGCGGAGGTACCGGCCATAGTGATATCCAGAATGTCAGAAGCCGAAACCGCCGTCATTGTGCTGCCATCGAAAGCAAGGACTGGCAGAAAGTGAATGAAGTCTGCGACCTTTTTCTCCGGATTTGACTCTGAAATATTCAGTCGGCAGCTGTAATCAGAAATCTGGCGCAGAGCACGATCGAGCGCAAAGTCGAAGATGTAGCAGTTTTCCTTCATGATTTCTTCGGTACCGTCTTCCTTCTTTACCGTCCAAGGAGACTGAACACGGAAAGCTGCCTGAAAATATGTCTCGGGAGATGACAGATTGCGAAGCATGAAAATTCCCGTCCACGGCTTAATCGTCACACCTGTTGTCAGCTTTCCGCAGGAAAGCGTGATGGTTTTTGTCTCAAGCGGCGGGTCCATAGATTCACGGACGGGTTTGAGAGCAGCAAGACCCACGCCTGCTGCCGTTCCGGCGCAAACATTGACGGTATAGTCGTGATAGAAAACATTCTGCTTCTCCGCAAGCAGGTTTGCCATTGCGTAGCAGGAGGCGACGTTCGGCAGAAACCACAGCGTGTGATTCAGAACGGAAAGCATTCTGGCATCAGAATATGGCATAACCGGCTTGGCATTCTGACCAAGCTTCAAGTCGTCAACCGAGGAAGGTAAATAAGCTCCACGAATAAGGGTGAGCCACTTCTGGACATAGTCCTTGTAGACGAACTGCGCCGTCTCCGGGTGTCCTTCTACCTCCGGTTTTGCTGCGAAGAATACATTCAAGTCAAATTCGTTAAAGTCCTCGTTATAGGCAATGCGGCGAATTTCATCCGGGATACGATATGTCATCAGGACGATCTGCGGCATGGACGCATAGGGATTCGGACCTTTGCTGTCATCCCATTCTTCCTTCGCCTTCTGCTCATCGGAATATGTCCACGAGAAGATCTGATCCTCCATGAACTCACCGGTGTTCAGAGCGCGGAACGGTGTGCCGGACAGGAAGAGATAATACTTCGTCGTGATCGGTAAGAAGTCTTCGTTGATGGCGTTATCTGCCTCGTTCTTCTTATACTTATCGATGTCCAGCTCGTCGTAGCTGTCCTCGTCCTCTTTTTCAAACAGGTGCTTTGCATTTTCACGCCAGGCGCCAAAATGGTACTCGTCAAATATGACAAGATCCCAGTTCGTGGTATGTACCCATTCGTTCTTGGCCTTGATGCCTCCAGCAGCATTCGTGCCGAGGAAGTCTTGGAAGGAGCCAAAGCAGACGATAGGTCGCGACTGATCCAGATCCTGCGGACGAATGCCTGTTTCCTGAGAGACCTCGCGGGAGTAGAACTGCCAGCCTTCGAAGTCCATGTGGGAAAGCAGGTCTGTTTCCCACGACTCCTCAACCGCTGGTTTGAACGTGAGAATCAGGACACGTTTCATATCCATCGTTTTCGCGAGCTCATAGGATGTGAATGTCTTTCCAAAGCGCATCTTCGCGTTCCACAGGAATTTCGCCGTATGATTCGGATTACGCTTGGATTCAGATTCAAAGTAGGCCTTTGTCATTCGGACGGCGCGTGCCTGCTCCGGGCGCATACGGAAGTTCTGCGTCCTGTTCTCAAGATTTGCGGAGGAAGTCTTGACAGCGAGGATGGCAGCCTTCACGTCATTGACAGTGCATTTGTACCACTCGCTTTTCTTGCCGTCCGGAGACTTCTGCGCATGGAAGCCGTGTGCTTCCAGCATTCGGTGAACATCATGGTCCATGAAGATTGCTCCGTCAGCATTGAGAGCGGATTCGACGTATTCAACCTTGTACGACTGACCCGGAGTAAGCGTCGGATAGTGCTCGTGCATACGCACTTCGATTGGCCTGTCTGTATAGCCGACCTTCAAGCAGCCCGGAAAACGTGTATCGGAATAGGCGTAGATGATCGGCTTGACTTCTGTTTTCGGATGAACATATTGATCAAAAATATCAGCCATCAGTCTTCACCTCCCTCACCGGGCATCGGCAAAATAGCATCTTCAATATAAGTTTGCTCAGCACCCGACAAATTATATTTTTCATACAATTCTTTGTCGGACCAAGGTCTACTAAAGTCTTGTACAGGCACATATGAATAAGATGACTTTGACATATTCATAGATGCCAGCATTTGCATCATAAGAAATCGAGCAAATTTTGTATTTAAATACGATATTAGGTTGTCAGCTTGCTCCTCATCTTCATATACTCCTGCGACGAGATAACTCTCCGTGCAAGCAGAATTTGGAGGTAGCTTTTGAACCACAGAAAGGACACGCATCTGACCGTTCTTATCGGGAACACCTGCGTGCTCAAAAGAGACCTTTGAGACAATGACCTTCCACTTATTCAAAATATTCTTGCCCTGTGTAATGCAAGCATGTCTGATTTTCCCAAGGCCTTTACTGCTCCTAAGTGTCACGTCTCCATCCTCATCAAAAGGAGTGGCCGAATCTAACCCAAATGGTCTTCTTGATAGCACTTGATCAGCCATCGTTTTTTCTTTGAAAGCTTTCACTTTACGGACAATTGCCACAGCTTCATTATTGCGAATAAAGGTTGGAAATTCATTCAAGTTCCGAACCATCGACGTTTCTATACCACCTTTATTAACGTTTACGATGGTACAGTCATCATTGCTTGAATCTCTTGACCATAAGAAATAGCTGATGCCGCCAGGGATATCTACGCCTGGAAAGCAATCCTTTGAGTCTGCATAATCAACTAACTTTACGAGCCTTTTGTCTTGGAGCATCTCCTGACGATATGAATCAAGGCCCTTGCCGCCATTTAACCAACGAGATGGCGTGATCATCGTCATGTACCTTGGATTGAGCTTCTTTGCTTGTTGCACAAATTTCTGATAAATAGGTGACGCACTCTTGCCAGCACCACCACCTCCATCACTGAGTTGATATGGAGGATTACTAATTATCACATCAAACTTCATATTAAATATTTCCTCCGGGTGTAACGTATGTATAAATTCGTATGCGTGATTCTCCATTCCTTCACGTTTGATATCATTAAGCTCGTTTCCATAACTTATCCCGCAGTAAATGCAATGTCCTTTAGAATCATTTCGGTCCCATTTGTGTTTGACTTTGTGAAAAAGTACATTCCCCTGTATATCATCAAACTGCGTAATTGAAAACGAACTGTTCGGATACTTCGAGCAGTAAACCGACCTTCTGGACAGCAGCGAAGTCAGCTCGGTGATGGCAATGCCATAGAGCTGATTCTTGAAAATCCAGTCGCAGCGCTCCTGCAGATTCGGGATTTTGTCCGCAAGCCCGGCAATCAGACGCTTCGCGATTTCGCGGAGGAACACTCCGGATTTGCAGGCTGGATCGAGGAACTTCGTATTCGGATCGCGGAATAGCTCCTGCGGCAGCATGTCGAGCATCTTGTTGGCGACATCTGGCGGAGTGAAGACCTCATCGTTCGACAGGTCAGCGAGGCAGGACAGCACGTCCGGTTTATATACATTGGTAAATAAATCAGGATTCAGTGGCATATTGTACCTCCCAGTAATCTACGGATGGGAACTCTCTGATCGGTGCCGGAGTCCAACCATGTGTCTCGGCGTCGTAATCCCAGCCTTGTTTCTTTTTTTCAGCCAGTACATCCATAAAACTCATCTGGCCATCGTCTTCAACCTTTTCTGGTTCCTCATCGCGCATCAAAGCATCAAGCGTAAAATCCCTGCGTCGCATTCGATACCCTACTGTGAAGTCCCACTGAGAGAAGATTATCGGAGTACCGTCATTTTTCATAAGCGTCAAAGCATCACCACACAGAACGTTCTTTTGAAGAATGTATTTTGCGGCAGACCTTATTTCATCACTGGATTCCTTCTTACACTGCTTTGTGTAAGCTTCATCCCATATTCGAAAGAGCCGCTCCCGGCATTCCTTCACGTTATCTTCCTGAATGTCGATTCCATAGATGCTGGTGAGAGCGAGAAACGCATTCTTCGTATACTCTGAATTATTTCTCTTATATTGTCGCTTAACCCTCGCGAGCTTCCGTCGCAGAATTTCCGCGAGGAAGTTTCCATCGCCGCAGGCGGGCTCCAGAAACCGGCTTTCAATCCGGTCGGTTTCGCTTTTCACGAGATCGAGCATGGCATTGACTTCACGCTCGTTTGTGAACACTTCGCCGTGCTCCGCGACACGTTCCTTTGATTTTATTTGTCTTGGCATAAGCTATCTTACCTACTTTTCATTCTTTTTTCTTGACTGCCGCCGTCATCATGTCATAGTGCTGGTTCTGATGCATGACATAGAAAATCTGCTTGAATACCCGCTTGTACATGTCTACGTTGTCATAATCCTCAACCACAAGGTTCAAGCCGTCCGTGATGCCGTTCGGATTATTGATATAGGCCAGCATCGTAGAGGCGAGCTCGTAGTCGGTCATATCCGGCTGACTACCCGGAACTTCTTTTATAAAGTTTTTCCGGTTCTCCGGATCTTCGAGCAGCTGCTCCCGGAGGCTGGTGCCCTCGTATCCACAAAGCTGAAGGAAATACGACTCGAGAATCCTGCGCATTACATTCAGCGCCGGAATAACAGAATCCGCATCACGCAGTTCTTCCCAAAGTGCCGCATATGAGCTCTGCACCGGGTTATAATTCTCAAACTCGGTCTTAGCTTTGTCCTTTGGTCTTTCACAAATATGTACGCGCGAGACATTGGCAGTCTTGCGGATCATATAGAAGGTGGTGCAATCGTAATAACCGACCTGCTGGTAGGTTATCTCTCTATGGAAGTACACATTGTGTGTCAGGACAAAAATCTGCTTGATATAGTTTCCCGGAACCTTTGGATTTTCCCAATGCGTATTATTTCGGCAAACATTGATCATTTCTCGTACGATGGCACTTACAAGGAAGAGTGCCGTGCTATCCATGCTGGAAACCGGATCGTCGATGGCGACAATTTTGTCCTTCTTCTCTTCGCTGTTTTGGCTCCCGCGAACAAGTTGATAGAAATACAGGAAGGCGATGAAGTTTCGTTCCCCTTCGCTTAGGTTTTCTGCAACTTCTCCGGTGTCGCGGATGACCTCGTAATGATTCTTGTTGTTCTCGCATTCACGAATGTGAAAGCCCTGAAATCCCGAATCCTTCAAAATCTTGTTGATACCATCGACTGCCGCTTGCGTATTAACGACCTGAAGGTTCAGCGCGGATATTTCACTTGTCAGGGTATTGATGGCCTTCTTGAGGCTCCGCCCCTTATCTTCGAGTTTCTTAGCAGCGTCTTCCTGTGCTTTCTTTTCATCAAGGTAGCCCTTGATCTCATCCTTCAGCAGGAAAGCGAAATACTCGATAACTTCTTTCTTGCACTTTGCTTTACTGGTTCTTTTGGCATTCACAACATCATTATTCGCCTTGATCTTCTTGTTGATGGCATCGATGAGATCGCCGATTTCGAGCAAAAGGGAATCTGTATCTTCTAGCGATACGATCTTTGATGGCTCTTTGACCTTTTCGGCAAGACGGCCCGAATTCAAATCAATTTTGCTTTTCAGGAGCGCGAGCTTAGACTTGTATTCCTCGAGCTCGTCATCCAGTCCCGGCACCGTCTCACCCAGATTTCCTTCAAGTTTCCGAATAATCGCTTGCGTTTCACGATCATATGTACTCTGAAATTCTCCGAGCTGGGAAACGTTCTCCTGATACTGCGCATCAAAGCATTTCTGAATATCCTCCTCAAAAGTGCTTGGCAGCTTCTGCTGGCAGAACGGGCACTTTCCATCTGAGCCAGAAACAAAATGAGTATGCCCTTGTCGTACCCAGTCAGTTGCTTTTATCTTTCTTACAAACTTGGCGAATTCCGTATTTGCGCTACTGACGACAACTGTAGCCAGCAGATCCTTTCCCGGCAGCTTTCCATATGTAACAGAGCTGTCAGCTCTCTGGAATTCGGAATAAGTTCTGGAATTCGCGTCAAAAGCAACATCGCATAGTCTTTTTAATTCAGCCGGATCGTGATTAGTAGGATTGGTCTCGGCGAGAATTGCATCTACAAACCCTCTTTTCTGTTTCTTACCCTCGAGGGCCTTATCAAATGCGGCTCGCTCTTGTATTGTTCGCTTAAAACAATCATCCTGAAAAGTAGAGAGCAAAGTGCCAAGGCCATCTTTTTTAGTGTGCCATTCTTCCTGTGCCTTCGTAAAATCCCCGTTGAGCTTGTCCTTTTCGGCGGATTTTGCGTCTATCTGGCTTTGTACACTCTTGTTGATTTTATTGAAGATAAATACTCCCGGAAGGTCTCCATAATTTGAAAAATTGTCTTCAACGAAATCACGGTTATACACCAGCAGATCGTAGTCGCTTGGAATTCGTCCGTCGGCCCATTCAACGCTGTCGTTGTCGCCATTATTCTCACTGATGGCATACGCTATGGACGACTTCCCAGCACCATTATTTCCGTAAAAGAAATTAATAAAGGAAAGTTTTTCAATAGGCTCATTATGGAAGGTTGCTCTGTCAACCGTGATTTTTGTTATCAGTGACGGATATTTTTTGCTCATATGAAGTCCTCCTGCATTTACTCTTTTATCTTGCCTTCCCGAACCCATTCATCTACTTCGGAAATTTTAAATTTATAGCGCTTGCCAGCTCTGTAATAAGGAAGCTTGCCTTCTTTAATCCATGTTCTTACCGTGTCTTGGCTGACGCTCAGATGATCCGCGATATCTTCCAAGTTCACCCATTTTTCGACGTTCATTTCTTCATATTCTCGGCTCATGTTTTACCTCCGTAGTATTGCGCTCCATGAGTTGAATCTAAAGCAGCCGTATCTTACAGCCGTTATTATTAAGTGCTTCTATTACATCAACTTTCTTTATTGCCCAGTGCGTTTCATCCAGCTCGTTTCTGAAATCTGTACCGCCGATGCCGAAAGCATCCTTACGTTCATTCAGAATCTGCTGGGCGAATTTTCTGTACTTAAAAAAGTAAATCCAGATGCCATCTTCCTTTACTTGCACATCTCGCACGATTCCGAAAAAAGCCCTGTGCCGATCATCAGTACGAGCAAACTGATGATTTGTGCTCGCGAATATAGCCGGGAAACTCTTCACGATGTTGATGCACTCTTCGGTAAGATAGGCAAGTTCCCACAGATCCTCCGGCGTACATCTGTCGACCGCGATAGCGTGGTCCTTAGGAACCACGAAATATTTTCCCTTGAACATCTCATCTGCGATAACGAACAGGTTGTAATAATTCAAATCCAAATCAATCTGTGCTTCCGGTGTATCATCATCGTCATCCTCGTCGTTGATCGGCAGAAAAACAGATGTCAGCTTTCTTTCTTCATAATGCTGAACGAATCCAATCTGCTTTCCCTTACCGGACTGTTCCATGTGGACATCAATATTCTGTGGTGACATTTCTGACGGAAGCTGAGGAGAAACCGGCTGGAGCTCTTTATTATCCATGCATTCAGTCCTCCTCGTCTTTTTCGTAGTAATTCTCTACAAATCCAATCTGTGTACCTTTTCCGGATTGTTCAAAGTGGAAATTGAAAACTTTTGGCTGGTTTATTGTCTGTTCCAAGCTCTGCTGGGCACTCTGCTCATCTGGCTCTGGAATTGCATCAATGACTTCTGACTCTGGAGAGCCGCTGCCATCTTTTTCATCTGCCTCCTTAGGAATATCAAAATCAGATGGATAGCAGTATGTGAGTTTCAACTCACGGTTGCTGTTTTCACCTATCGCAGCTTCATAAGGACGTTCATTATTTCCTTCCGTGGGCGGACACCATTCTTTATAAGTCTCTTGCCCTATGGAGTTTTTCTTTACCTCGACGATGCAGTAATGCCAAAGTCCAAGCAGAAATGATTCCAGGCAAATAGTTGACTGCCCCAGTAGTTCATCTTTGGTAATAGTTTCACCTGATTTTTCAGCGTAGAACTTTGTATCACCATCAATTGTTCCGTCTGCATCCAACAGCTCTAGTAATGCTTTCACAAGAAAAACATCCTTATGGGTGTCAGTTCTCAAGTCCAAATATTTATTTGTAAACTCTGTCATCTGAGCCAAGCATCCCTGATAATCGTTCTTTATTCGTTCATCAAAAGATTTCTTTGCTGCCATATCACCCAAAAGAAACTGCCGCCATCCCCAGCCACGACACGCTTTGAAATCAGATGTTCCATCACGCATTGATTTGTTTTCTAAGCTCGTTGGCTCTTCGATATCTGGGGTAACTATCCTTGCCAAAGACATAAGTGTCTCTGGCTCAGTTATGCCACTTTTCTTTCCAGTATACATTTCTCCCTTAGAAGGCATCTGTTTGCGTGCATAGGATATCAATATGAAAAAAGTTCCTCCACAAAGTTTCCATCTATTCCTGTTATCCATAGATCGTCCTCATTTCAAAAAACTCCGACAAAAGCGACAATCCCGACAACATGAAATAAGACAAGTTCTACTTCTTAATGACTCTTGTAAGCGAAACAAGAGTCATTTTCAGTTGGTGGAATGCTTTTATCTACCCTGGGGATATGGATCAGCAACCCGTAACAAACCCCACTAAAGCATTATACCACATGACAATACAACTCTCAATAAAGGCATTGTATTGTCAGAAATTTTTGCTCTTGTCAGCTTCACTTTCACAGACGTTCACCCGGTGCACAGAGGTGGCTCGAACGGATGTGAAGGTCACAACTGAATAGAGAAACCAGCCTACGAGCGTGGCTGGCCGAACGAAACGAGTTGAATTCCCGTTCCGTCTGGCCTGTCACGCCTTCTTTTTTGTGCGGCCTCCGGTTCGGGAGAAGCGAACGGAGGTATCGCACATGAAAAACAATGTCAACCAGAGTAAACGCATCTACGACAAGTTCACCCGCACCTGGTACGAGGTCCCCGAGGACCAATATCGCGAATATGACCGGAACCGCACTGCGCTTCGGAAGCGTATGCAGTATCGCGGCGAATGCTTCTGCCCGCGCAGCAAATGGTGGCTGTGCGACGGCAACTGCCTCGACTGCGAGTTCCACAACAACACGACCGTCTCTCTTGACGATCCGCTGCCGGACGGCGAGGGAACGCTCGCCGACTACGTTCCGGACAACGCTCCTCTCATTGAAGAGGTGCTTTCCGAGAAGGCGGAGCTGGATCAGCTGTTCTCCCGCCTGCAGGAGTTGATGCCGGAAGCTAAGCAGATCGGCGAGCTGCGCGAGAAAGGTCTCTCCGATGAAGCCATCGCAAAAATCATCGGCATCAAACGGACGACCTTCCGGTCCAGACTTGATAAGGCCCAAGAGACACTCTCTAAGGAATTCCCTGACTGGTTCTGATGCTCTGCTCCGGCTGCCATATGTGGTGGCCGGAGTTTTTTTCAAAATTTCTTCTTCATCCTTCGTCAAAACGGTCTGCCCGCCTCCAGTGGGAAGTGTAAGGAGCACGAAAACAAGATGCTCCGGATTGGAGGTAAAGCGATGAATACGACACGCAACAGAAGTCCAGCGGACGCAGAAACCATCGCAGTTCTTTACGCGATAAGCCAAGTATCCGCAAGACTGGCAAGGAACCTGTCTGTCCTTGCCGCAGGTCAATCCGAGGAAGGAGGAAAAGGAAATGTCAAAAATGGCAGAAATGGATCAGACCATCAGAGAGCTCCGCGATGCAGCCGCTGCTATTAACAGCGCAGCCGACAGGCTCTACCAGCAGTTTTCAGGAAGTGAGGATGAACCCGCTTCCGATACGACACCGGAGGTAAAACCGGAGCCTGAAAAGAAGCCGCTTGCGCTGGAGGATGTCCGCGCTGTATTGGCAGACAAGTCTCGCGCAGGCCACACGGCAGAGATCAGGGAGCTGCTCCAGAAGTACGGTGCAAACAAGCTCTCGGCAGTCGATCCGTCACATTATGAGGCGCTGCTTAAAGATGTGGAGGCGCTCTCATGAGCGCGGCATCGCACGCGGTCCTCTCCGCATCCAGCTCCGACAGGTGGCTCCACTGCCCGCCGTCAGTAAGGCTCAGTGAAAAGTTCGAGGATACCAGAAGCAACTACGCGCTGGAAGGCACCTGCGCACATGCGCTTGCCGAGTTCAAGCTTCGTAAGGCGCTCGGGTATCCGGCAGATGATCTCACGGAAAATCTCTCCTTCTATAACGAGGAGATGGACGAAGCCACAGACGGTTACGCCGCCTATGTGCTGGAGAAGGTCGAGACCGCAAAGGAAAAGTGCCGTGATCCTGTCGTTCTGGTCGAGCAGCGAGTGGACTACTCCCGCTGGGTACGTGAAGGCTTCGGCACAGCCGATGCTCTCATCATCGCAGATGGAACGCTCCGAGTTGTGGATCTGAAATATGGTACCGGCATCGAGGTTTCCGCAGAGGATAATCCGCAGCTTAAATGCTACGGGCTCGGCGCTCTGGAGCTGTTCGATGACATCTACGACATCGATACAGTCGCTTTCACAATCTATCAGCCGAGGCGTCAGAACATCAGCGAATGGGTAATCCCGAAGGCTGACCTGCTTTCATGGGCGGAGGAAGTTTTAAAGCCTGCTGCCGACCTTGCTTACAAGGGAGAAGGCAAATTCTCCTGCGGCTCGTGGTGCCGGTTCTGCAAGGCGAAGAACATCTGCCGGAAGCGTGCCGAGGAGAACCTGAAGCTCGCGCAGCACGAGTTCAAGCTGCCGCCGGAGCTCTCCGACGCGGAGATCGAGTTCATCCTCTCCCAGGTGGACGAGCTGGTCTCGTGGGCGTCCGACATCAAGGAGTACGCGCTCCAGCAGGCACTCTCCGGCAAGGAGTGGCACGGCTTCAAGCTCGTCGAAGGCAGGTCCGTCCGCAAGTACGCCAATGAAACCGCCGTCGCCAAGACGGTCGAAGAAGCCGGATTCGATCCGTACGAGAGAAAGCTGCTCGGCATCACCGCCATGCAGAAGCTCCTTGGGAAAAACCGGTTCAACGAACTCCTGTCGGGCTTCGTCGAGAAGCCGCAGGGCAAACCGACACTCGTCCCGGACTCAGACAAGCGTCCGGCGATGAATACAGCAAAAAACGACTTCAAGGAGGTCAAAAATCATGAGTAAGACAACTATGCACAATCCGATGAAGGTTATCACTGGCCCGAACACCCGCTGGTCCTACGCGAACGTCTGGGAGCCGAAGTCCATCAACGGCGGAACGCCGAAATACAGCGTAAGCCTCATCATCCCGAAGTCCGACACCGTGACGGTCGCCAAGGTCAAGGCCGCCATCGAGGATGCCTACAAGGAGGGCGAAGCCAAGCTCAAGGGCAACAGCAAGTCCGTTCCCCCACTGTCCGCGATCAAGACGCCGCTTCGTAACGGCGACGCGGAGCGTCCGGACGACGAGGCCTACCGCGGCTCCTACTTCGTGAATGCGAACGCAACGACCGCTCCGGGCATCGTGGACGCGGACCTGAATCCGATTCTTTCCCGCAGCGAGGTGTACTCCGGCGTGTACGGCAGAGCCAGCATCACGTTCTACGCGTTCAACTCCTCCGGGAACCGCGGCATCGCCTGCGGCCTGAACAACCTGCAGAAGATCCGTGATGGCGAGCCGCTCGGCAGCAAGGCCAGCGCAGAATCCGACTTCGCGGATTTCACAACCGACAACGACGACGATTTCCTGAACTAAGGAGGCAAGACAATGGAAACCATCATGAACATGATTCTCTGCATCATCTACGACCTGCTCGGCCTCAGCGGCATCGCGCTCCTGATCATCATCTCGGTCACGAGCGCCCGCTCCTACCGGGAGGACAAGGAACTCAGGCTCCATCAGGAGGAGCGCGACAAGGAGTACCACGAGCGCCGCATGAAGGAGCTGGAAGTGCATCGCGGCTAAACCGTAACCCATACAAGTATTGGCGGGCGGCAGGGATCTATCTCTCTGCCGCCTTATTCGTGAATTGAGGTGAATACATTTTGGAAGAAGTATGGAAAGACATACCGGGATATGAAGGCCGATATCAGGCCAGCACGGAAGGTCGAATCCGCAGTCTTGTTAGAAATGCTCGCGGCGTATGCCATTTTACCGGAGAGCCATTCTGTCGGACTGTTAGAGGAAGGATTCTCAGTCCCGGTAAATACTGCAAGGCAGGACATCTGTCTGTGGTTCTCGGTCATGGCACTGCGGGAAAGCCAGTGCATCAACTTATCATGCTTACCTTCGTTGGTCCTCCTCCCGAAGGCATGGAAGTACTGCATCGAAACGGTGATCCTACAGATAACCGATTGGAGAATCTACATTATGGAACGCGAACTGAAAACATCCTTGACGTTTATCGACAAGGCAGCAAATGGAGAAAGCTCTCGGTTGATGACGTTCAAGCTATACGATTCGGTTTCTACTGTGGAATCAAAGGAGTTGAACTCGCGGCAATGTACAACGTAACGCCGTCAATCATCAGCGCAATAAAGACAGGGAGGATTTTTGCATGGCTAAAATGAACAGCTTGTCCTTGGATCTGGAGACGTTCAGCGACGTCGATCTCGGCAAATGCGGCGTCTACAAGTACTCCGAATCGCCTGCCTTCGAGATTCTCCTGTTCGGCTACAGCGTGGACGGTGACCCGGTGCAGGTCGTTGACCTCGCCTGCGGAGAACAGATCCCGGATGACATCCTCGACGCGCTGACTGATGACACGGTTCTCAAGTGGGCGTTTAACGCGAACTTCGAGCGTGTCTGTCTGTCCAGATACTTGCGGGACATGGGCCGGAGCCTCAACCCGTTCCACGACCATCATCCGCTGTCGACGGAGCCTGCGCGGTTTCTGAGTCCGGAGGGCTGGCGCTGCTCGATGGTCTGGGCGGCGACAATTGGACTCCCGCTCAGCCTGAAAGGCGTCGGCGCAGTACTGAACCTCGCCGATCAGAAGATGGATGAGGGCAAGGCGCTCATCCGGTACTTTTCCGTTCCCTGCGCTCCTACGAAGGCGAACGGCGGCAGAACCCGGAACCTGCCATCCAACGATCCCGGCAAATGGGCGACATTCAAGAAATACAACCAGCGCGACGTCGAGGTCGAGATGTCTATCCAAAGGAAGCTCCGGAATTTCCCGGTGCCGGACTTCGTGTGGGACGAGTACCACATCGACCAGGAGATCAATGACCGCGGTGTGCGCATCGACATGGACCTTGTGGAGAAGGCCATTGATATGGACACCCGCTCCCGCGGCGAGCTCACCGAGAAGATGCAGAAGCTGACCAATCTCGACAATCCGAACAGCGTGCAGCAGATGAAGCAGTGGCTCTCCGACAACGGCATGGAGGTCGACAGCCTCGGAAAGAAGGCCGTCGCAGCGCTCCTCAAGACCGCGCCGCCGGAGCTGGCCGAGGTTCTGGAGCTTCGTCAGCAGCTCGCCAAATCATCCGTGAAGAAGTATCAGACGATGCAGCGGGCCGTGTGCGATGACAGCCGGGCTCGCGGCATGTTCATGTTCTACGGAGCAAACCGCACCGGGCGCTGGGCCGGACGGCTCATCCAGCTGCAGAACCTGCCGCAGAACCACCTGCCGGATCTGGATGCGGCGCGGGCTCTGGTGAAGTCCGGCGACTACGACGCGGTGAAGCTTCTCTATGAGGATGTGCCTGATACGCTCAGCCAGCTGATCCGCACTGCGTTCATTCCGCGTGACGGCTGCCGGTTCTATGTGGCGGACTTCTCCGCCATCGAAGCCCGCGTCATCGCATGGTACGCAGGCGAGCAGTGGAAATCCGACGCGTTCGCGAACGGCGAGGACATCTACTGCAGCACAGCAAGCCGCATGTTCCATAAGCCGGTCGTCAAGCACGGC